GTTTGCTGCGGTAGGGTATTTCTATACTCAAATCGTCAATGAGCAAAAACGTGACCGCCAAATAATAAATGATATACGGGTTGATCTGCCAACAAAATACGTCAGCAAGGACGATCTTACGGGCCACTTAAACCGAATTGAGGCCATGTTGACCAAAATATTTGATAGGCTGGAACAGAAGGTGGATAAATAATGACTACCACCAGCAATAAACAACTTAATTTACCAACGTATAATCAAACGTCTCCGACGTGGGATATTCCGCTTAATGCTAATTTTAATTACATTGACTCCGCTTTTGGCTCTACGGCCAGCGTTGCATTAACCAATTCTCCTGTTACTTTGACATCAACACAATGTCAAAATATGAGAATTAATTTTACGGGCGCTATTTCATCAAATATTACCGTAACATGGCCGTCGGAAGGCGGCTTCTGGATTGTATCAAATTTCACGACAGGTACGTATATCTTAACCGCCGCATCTGCTGGTGGCGGCAATGCTGTTACAATTAACCAAGGATTTAGCGTTACCATTTATTCTGATGGAACCAACATTTACTTTGCTAACGATGGATTAACTTCGTCTGCGGGTGCGGCAAATGGTGTTTTTTATTTGAATAATCAAGAGGTAACAGCTAATTATATCATACCGTCAAATCAAAACGCAATGACGGCGGGACCAATTGTTATTGATGCGGGTATTACAATAACTATACAATCACCGTCCACATGGACAATCATATAAGAGGATATAATGGAAAATTTAGAACTTAATCTTAAATTAACGGTAGCGCATATCAATACCATTCTCAAGCATTTGGGAGCGGGAGCATATGCGGAAGTTGCTGAATTGGTTAATCTTCTTCATGCACAGGCCAAACCACAAGTTGAGGCCGCCGCTGTTCCCGCTACGGAAGAATCCGCCGCGCAGTAATAGGGATGTTTAGTTGTGAATTACGCCGATTACGTTAATCAAATTGCTACATTGGCTGTTGTTCCCACAACTGATACGAATTTCCTTATCATTTTGCCGCAAGCCATTAACTATGCTCAATTGCGGATGCAACGGGATATAGATTTCCTATCAACACAGGTGTACGATTCGGTATCGTACACCACCACCTCCGGCAGCAATTTGGTTACAATACCCACGGCGGCGTTTATAACGTTGCAGACAATCCAAATAAACAATAGCGGCGTAAATTATCCTTTAACGCCAGTGGCTAAGGAATATATCCAGTCTGTATATAATAGTACGGCCAGTACGGGAGTTCCAAGTGTCTTTGCTGTGTATGGCGGTGATTCGGCCACGACTGGAAATACAAGCCAGTACATTCTCCTTGGGCCATATCCTAACGCATCTTATCCATTAACTTTAACGGGTACTGTTCATGCTGCCCCATTGGGTTATTTGCCGCCTATTTCTACCGTAACGGCGGCTAATTTGGTTGCGACAATAACGTTTTCTGCGCCGCATAATTTAGTAACGGGCAATACGGTTTACTTGGGCAATTTTAGTCCGGTAGGATATAATGGTCCGTTTACTTGCACGGTAACAAATTCAACGGTCATTACCATACCATTGGCCTATACCTATGGAAACCCAACTTCTATTGGTTACGCCGCCAACGGCAACAATTCAAATTTTATATCTACCTATCTTCCAGATATGTTCATTGCCGCATCCATGATTTACATTGGAGGCTATCAGCGCAATTTTTCCACAACGGGCGCTGATCCGCAAATGCCTGTAAATTATGAACAGCAATATCAAGCTTTGTTAAAAGGCGCTATGGTGGAAGAATATCGGAAAAAATTCCAATCGTCAGCTTGGGGATCACAGTCGCCGTCACCTATTGCTACGCCGCCAAGGGGATAACCTATGGCAAGAGCAACACTTAAACTCATTCCGGGCGTTGACCTTATTAAGACTCCGGTTCTTAATGAAGCCGCATTGTCCCAAACCAATCTTATTCGGTTTCTCCCCGATAGAAATCAACTTGGCTTACCGCAAAAACTTGGCGGTTGGGTAGCATATTACAATACACAGCTTACCTCAACGGTGCGGGCCTTAAAGGGTTTTTCGGATTTGAATGCCGTAAACCATTTAGCTATTGGACAAACGACACAGCTTAATGTTCTTACCAACAATGCTTTGTCCAATATTACTCCCTATATTTACACTGATAATCCGTCGCCAAGCTATACGACAATATCAGGTTCAAATGTCGTAACAGTTACGGATTCAAACCTCACCGTTTCTAATTTAGATTATGTTGAATTTGTAACGCCCGTATCGGTGGGCGGAATTATTTTAACGGGTCCGTATAATACAACCTATGTATCCAGTTCTTCATATTCCATTACCGCTACAAGTTTCGCAACTTCATCAACAACGGGCGGCACTTTATATGCCTTTAGCAGCAGCTTGGGATCGCAAGTTGTTTCTTGTTTGTTTGCCAACCACGGGTATTCTGTAGGAACAAGTTTTTATGTAGGAGTATCAACTACCGTTGGTGGCATTATATTATACGGACAATATACGGTTTTGTCAGTAACTGACGCTAATAATTTTACTTTTAATTCTGGAGTTACCGCAACAGCTACCGCAGGTCCCGTAACAATAAATTCCGGAAATGTTAATATAAATTATTACATTACGGGCAACCCTCAAATTCAGGGTTCTGGCTACGGTGTGGTAAACCAAGGCGTTGTAACAGCTACTATTAGCAATGGAAGTGGCGGGTCAGGAACCATTTTAAATGTGACAGCATTTTTAAGTGGTGTTCCTTTACAAATTGGCATGACGCTTTCCGGCACGGGTGTTACTGCGGGTACAAAAATTACCGCTTACGGAACGGGTTCGGGAAAAATTGGCACTTATACGGTTAGCATCAATCAAAATGTTTCTTCAACAACTATTACCGGGACGGGGAGTTACGGTTTTGGTGGATATGGTGTTGGCGCATCTTTAGGAACATCCCTTCCGGGATCAGCAATTACGGTAGAAGATTGGTCTTTGGATAATTTTGGTCAGGATTTAATTGCCTGTCCGCCAAGTGGTGCTATTTATTATTGGCAACCTGATGGGCCATTCTTGAATGCCCAACTGTTAAGTTCTCAAGTTCCCTTGGTCAATGATGGCATTTTTGTGGCAATGCCTCAAAGACAAATTGTTGCTTGGGGTTCTTCTTTTACCTTACAACAGGACCCCTTGCTCATCCGTTGGTGCGATGTTTCCGATTTTACTACATGGATTGGAACAGCAACCAATCAGGCGGGTAGTTTCCGCATTCCAACGGGATCAAAAATCGTTACGTGTATTCAGGCCGCCCAACAAGGGTTAATTTGGACTGATTTGGACCTTTGGTCTATGCAGTATATTGGCGCACCGCTGGTGTACGGGTTCAATAAAATTGGATCAAACTGCGGCGCTATTTCCCGTAAATGCGTCGGACAGTTGAACAACACCATTTTTTGGATGTCGCAAAAACAATTTTTTATGAACGCTGGACAAGGGCCGCAACCAATGCCTTGCCCGGTTTGGGATGTGCTGTTTCAAAATCTTAATCAAGGCAATGATGCTAATGGTGTTCCCTATACACAGCACATCCGCTGCGCCGTAAACAGTCAGTTTAATGAAATAAGTTGGTTTTATCCTTCAACCAATAGCGCAAATGGTGAAAATGATTCCTATGTCAAATATAATGCGGCTATTAATCAATGGGACTACGGTTCTCTTGGCCGCAGTGCTTGGATTGATCAATCTGTGCTTGGGCCTCCCATTGGTGCTGGGACTGATAATTACCTTTATCAGCACGAAATAGGAAACGACGCCGCCAATGGTACTCAGGCGGTGGCTATGAACTCCACCATGCAAACGGGCTATTTTGAGATAGCTAATGCTGACCAAATTATGTTTGTTGACCAAATTTGGCCGGACATGAAGTGGGGTACGTATTCCGGAACCAATAATGCTACGGTCAATATGACGTTTTACGCTACAAACTATCCGGGAGACACCCCAATAGTTTACGGACCGTATCCTATGACGCAACAGACGGAATACATATCCGTCCGTATTAGGGCGCGTTTGATAGCAATTAACGTATCATCTAATGACGTAGGCACATTCTGGCGGCTTGGCGGCATACGCTA